TACGCACTCATGGCACCGAGTCATAGCGGCTCGATCGTGTGCCCGCAGTGCGACACCGCGCATTCGGTGGCCGACGTGCTGGCGCGCAATCTCGGCGAGCTCGACGACCGCAACGCGACCGTGCGCGAGCTCGTCGACGTGATACTCCCCCGCCTCGACGAGCACGTACCACAGTCGACCATCGAGCGCTGGATCAGACGCGGATGGGTGCCAGTGCGCGGGCGCGACGCTCAAGGGCATCAGATGGTTCGCATTGGTGACGTGCGCGCGGTGCGAGCGGACCGGCCCAGGAACGCAGCGCGGGGCGTGTGATGGAACTTGCTGGCGTGTCCACCTGCGGAATGGTGGTTTTGTCAGATGTAGTCGGTATATTTTCCGGTATGTTTTCAGACCCGTATCCTACCGACGCTGAGGTGGTTACTGAGCTTGGCGACAAGTTTTTGACCGCACACGTCAGTGCCGTTCGCGGAGCGCGGTCGGACATTCACGAGATGCGTGCGTGGCGGCCCGGATGGTTCCCAGTAATGCACAGCCGCGCGTTGTCGAACCTTATCCACGACCGCATCTGGGCTCGGCTGGTGGCTGACATCAGCGACGATCCCGCTACGGTAATCAAGGACAACGGCGCGACCCGCGAGATGATGATTGGCCCGCATATCCGTTTGCGGGTCAAGCGGCACCATATCGGGGACAAGATCAGCACATACCCGACACGTACGGCGATCGAGTTTTGGAAGCAGAGCACCAACTACCAGATTCCCGGTCTGGAGGAGGTGCGGATCGCGGTTGGGTATCGCTGGGATCCCGAGATTCGGGATGTTGGTGCACCCCTTTTGTCTCTACGGGACGGCAAGGACAAGGTGATCTGGGCAGTGGAGCTTGATGAGCCCGCCGAAGGGATCGCGGTCAAGTGGACGCCAGTCGATCCGACACTGCCCTCCATTGAGATTGGCGATAGCGCAGAGGAAATCGATGATGAGGGAAACAGCGGATAGCCGATGAGCGGATTGGGAGACGTACTCGCGATCGCTCGAAAAGCGCGGGGACTCACCCAGACCGAACTGGCCGAGCTGGTGGGCGTCACGCAACCGACGATCAATCGCTACGAATCGGGTGATCGTGATCCCGAACCAGAGTTGCTGCCCAAGTTGGCCGCAGTCCTCGGCGTCACTGAGCAGCTTCTTGCGCACGGAAATCGGTTTCGCGGCGCGCTGGCTGTTGACGCGCATATGCGGAGGCTCAAGACCACCAAGGCGTCGGCATGGCGTCAGATGGAGGCGCGCCTGAATCTGTTGCGGGTCCACGCGTCGTTCCTCTTTGAGGAAGTCTCGATCGCCAGCGAGCAGCATGTGCCGGCGTTCGATGCCGATTTCACCTCACCCGAGGACGCCGCACGTATGGTGCGTGCGCAGTGGCGTATGCCGATGGGGCCGGTGGCCAACATGACGCGATGGCTTGAATCGGCTGGCTGTCTGGTGTTTCAAGAGGACTTCGGCACCCCACGTATCGACGGTCTCTCTCAATGGGTCGGCGATCACCCGGTAATACTGCTCAACGCCAACGCGCCCGCAGACCGCAAGCGGCTGACACTCGCACACGAACTGGGTCATCTGGTGTTGCATTCCAACGGGCCAACCGAGGACGTAGAAACAGAAGCCAACGCATTCGCCGCCGAGTTCCTCATGCCCGCCAACGAGATCCGACCAGAACTACACCGCCTCGAATTGGGTACGCTCATCGACCTCAAACGTGAGTGGGGAGTCTCCATGCAGGCGATACTGGAGCGGGCCTACCGGATGAAGCTCGTCACTCCTGAGTCGCGCACCAAGTTCTACAAGATGATGAACGCGCGAGGTTGGAAGACCAACGAGCCGGGTGGAGAGTTCCTCGCCGACGAGAAGCCCAGCATGCCAGCAGCTATTGGCCAAGCATTAAAAGGCCGTGGATTCACTGCGCAGCAAGCCGCTGCGATTGCCGGATATGTCAACCCGGCCGACAATCCATTTCAACCGGAACCGAGCCGACTTCGGGCCGTGTGATAGACGGCTCGCCACCCACGGCACGCGGCACACGCACCGACCTCAAATAAAGCGCAATTGCGCAGGTGGCGGGTCGTGGAGCGATATAGTTGTCGTAGGGGCGTGCGACCCTATAGGTATGAGCAACCGATCGAGGGGGTGGGAGAAATGACCGTCAGGTTCGAGAAGATCAATGCCAGCGGGTCGTGGCAGATCTTCGATCAGGCAGCCCACCGTCTCCTCGGTATCGACGCTGCGACATTCGTGCAGCGTTGGGACAGCGGGTCATACGCCAGCGACGCAAGTACCGACGTCATGAAGGTCGCCATGCTTCGGCCTAGTGGCCGGTAGGAATCCGACCGCAGCGGTCAAAGCCTTCGTCTCGCCGATTCAGGAGGCGCTTGGGCTGTTTGCATCCGGCAGAGTGACTGCTGACACCTACAAGCCTGACATCGTCGGCATCCTCACTTTCAACAGCGGAGAGGTCGTGAAGCTCCGGGGTGGCAACAAGGTCGGCCTGAGTGTGACCATGAACTACCGCATCGTTGCCGCCGACGATTCAGAACGCGGACCGTGGAAGGTCACGACGGTCGGGTACATGTACGACCTGCGGCTCGCCGATAAATCTCTGTACGAGTATCACTGGCACCCAATTTCCGTGTCGCACGAGGTACGCCCGCATCTCCATTGCGCGGCGGTAGACAAGGGGCATATACCGACTGGCCGCGTCATGATTGAAGACGTTTTGAACCTCGCCGTCCAGTGTGGAGCGAAGCCCAACAACATGGCGCGCTGGACGGCGCTCGACAAACTCAACCGCGAGAAATTCGGTCGCGGCGCCACGTGGGGCATTGGACCGGCTTAAGCGAATTGGGATCCGTACTCAGTGAAGGTGAAGTGCGGACTTGAGGGCGCCGTACCACTCCCCCGCGCTCGCACCTGACCATCCATACGGGTCATCCTTAAACCCGGCTGCCTCAATAGCTTGGTTAATCGATATCCATTCCGAGCTAGTCGGACCCCGGTCATCTTTCTCTTGCTGTTCGCGCAAAATCCTCCTAAGACCAGCCAGGATCATGCCAGCCTCGTAGATCCGCCCCTGCGTTTGTTCGTCCATCGCCTGAACGTAGCAAACGATATCAGCTCGCAGGTGCAGAACTGGCGAATGGGCAACCCCACCACCCGACAAGTTCCCCAACGCGTATCGCCGACCTCGTGTCCAACGGCAATCAGGCGTCGCGGTACTTGTATCGCAGCGCACGCACCGCGCTGTGGGTGCGACCCAAGCGCTGGGCGGCTTCGATGACCGTGAGGCCGCGATCTAGCGCGATCTCGATATCGTGGTCGGTCCAGGGTGCCTTGTAGTTGACCGCCGTGTGCCGGGTGGCCTCTTGGCGTCGCTCCCGCTCTGCCTCGGCCGCATCCCGGCACCGCGGGCACAGGCATCCGTATCGGCTCGCGCCGGTGTAGGTGCCGTGCAGATGCTCGGGAACCTTGCCCTGCAGGCGCCCCAGCCATCGCGCACGAGCCACAGTCACCGAGTTGATCGAACGCCCCAACTCGGCGGCAATCTCCGTGGGCGTGCGGGACTCATCGGTCAGGACAGCGATCTCGTCCTCAGTCCAGAGGCGCTGTTGTATCGGCTCCGCGCGCGACTCGCGCGCCGGGATCAGACCCGAGGCCTTTTGGCGCTGCAGGTCTCGAATGTGCTTGATCGCCCTGAAGGAACGCCCCAACCGGCGAGCCGCTTCAGCGCGAGACATCGACCGATCCAGCGCGATCGCGATCTCGTCAGACGACCATTCCCCGTAACAGGCAATGTCAGTCTCGGCCACCCGCTCCAGCTCGGCAGCGCGACCACGTTTCTGGGCGAGCAGCTGCTCAATATCGCGGCCCCGGTACCGCTTTCGGGCCTTCTCCACCTGTAGCCGGGTGCGGCCCAACCTCGCTCCGGCCTCGGCGCACGATAGTGACCGATCCAGCGCCACAGCCAGCTCGTCAGCGGTCCACCGACGTGGAGCTACACCATCAGCCACACATGACAGGCTACTTCTGCGTCTCCGTGCACACCGTGAAGCGCCGGATTGGATGGGTGTAGCCGCCGCCTGGACACCCTTGAAGGGTCGAGGTATTCAAGATTACCTTGATGGGCCTCTCTCGTGATCGAGAGTTCTTGTCGCCACAACTCACCGAAACGGCGTGCCATTCGGCCATATCCAGACAGCGGCCGGCAGACCACGCAAAATCCAAGCACGCCGTTAACTCACCAAGGCTATCGCTTCGATAATATTTCTGATCCGCGTCTGCCGTGCATCCTTTTGGCTTGGTGGTCAGCTGAATTACCCTGTATGCGGCCTTTTCGCATGGAACCGCCTCCGCAATACTCTTCGCTTCCGTCCCGGAAAGATTGAGACAATCACCAACTTTCAGCGGCGGGTCACCTTTTTGACCATTGAATACCGGTGCCGGATATTGGCCTGGGATGTTAAGGAAGTCCTCGCTGCTGCTTGAGCTCGCCGGGGCTTCCTTGGACAGGCCGGGAACATCGGAAGCTGACGGTTTGAACACCAGAGCCAGTATCGCGAACACAACAACGCCAATCCCGACCGAGACGTACAGTGCCGTTCGGGTCAGTTTCACGCCCTGCCATCTCCCGGGAAGCAGCACTGCGGTCAGTAGCGCTAACCCCAATAGCGCCAGGACCAGCCAGGCGATGAAGGACGAACCTCCACGCCCTTTCGAGGCGAGATAAATAGACACCACAGAAACAGTGACAGTGACGCCCGCTAGCAGGGCAATTCGTAGATTTCGTTTCATGTCACTCATGCGGGGCAATTGAAGACGTCGGTGGTGTAAAAGAGGATTCGATTATCGAAGCGCAGACACTTCCCCTGGCTGATCGTATCCGCAATCTTATTGACAAGCGGGCCATCGTAGGCGGCCGACGAAATGCCGCACAGTCCGCCGACAACGCCCAACACTATGCCGACAGGCACGGCCACCGCCGCGCCGGGACCGGTTGTCAACGCGACGCCTCCAGCGGCGGCCGCGCCGGTGCCACCGATAGCGGCGCAGGTGTTATCGAACGTCTGTGCGTCCTGCATCGCGCTCAGAAATTCCTTGAGGTCCGCCTGGTTGTTGAAATACGTCCGTTCTCCCCACCAATGCCATTCGTGAGTCGAAGGCTGGCCCTTACCCGCCTTGGGAGTTGCGCAACTGCAATCGCCTCCACTTGGCGTTGGGGGCTGCGGGTCCCGGCCAGGCTCAATGAACCAGATAGGGCTTCGTCCAGCACCTCCCATCATGGCGGGAACCTCCTCGACAACGCTCTCGGCCATCGCCTGTTGGCACTGCTGCTGCCGTTGCTGATCGTTGAGCTGCTGCGTGTCCTGGTCCTGCTTATTCTGCGGCTGCTCGGGCTGCTGAGTCTGCGTCGGCGCCTGGCTCGGCTGCTGCTGTTGCGGCTGCTGCTGTTGGGGCTGCTGGCCCTGCTGCGGCGCATTCTGTTGCGGTGCCTGGTAATCCGGGTTCGCCTTACCGGGACCCTGGGTGTACGGGGTCGCAGTCTGATAGTCCGGGATCTGCGTGCCATGGGCGGGCTGCTGCGCCTGCTGGGGCTGCTGCCCGGCCTGCTGCCCCGGAACCTGTTGCGGCGCTTGAGGATTACCGCTGTTGTAGATGCTGATTCCCGAGTTCTGATCCATCGGCGGCTGATTGTTCCCACCCTGATAATCAGGCATTGAGCTGGGCATTTGCGGTGGCTGGAACTGAGAGCCGTTCATCCCACCGTCCACGCCGCCAGTCGGTCCTGGAGGTCCAGAGGGATCGGCGGCTACCGTCGCGACGGCCGAGAAGCCGCTACCAGCGACAGTGCGGTCGTCGACAACCTTCGCTCCACCGACAGCCAAAGCGATAATCGCCACCAGCGCCGACACCCGTCGCAAACCCGCAGGCATCGTCCAACGATCCTTCATGACCATGAATGCAACCGCCCCTTTCAGCCGACGCTGAACGCGCCCCTGAGGCAGATCATTGCACACAAATGGTTGCCATGTCGACAAAACCCCAGCTATTGAGTTAGCCCTAGCAGCGCAGGCTTGCATCTCCGCTGGTAGGCACATCGTGAACACTTTCGCGCGGTACCGCAATCTTGGAGCAACGTCAACCATGGGACACCACGTCTCGGTCGGCGGGGCGGACCATGTTCGCCAGATCTTCATCTTCTGACCGCGATCTAGCCGTCATGTCGGACTCTCGGCGTAGAACTCGCCCATGGACGCTTTCACGGCCATCTGCGAGGTCATCAACGCAATCCCGGACTTCTTCCGGGAGAAGCGGCTCGTGCGCAATGAGGTTAGGCAGGGTTGGAGTGACGAAACGGTGGTCTTGTCGCAGGCAGAGATCGCCGTGAAGGTGGCGCGGGCACTGTTGCACCGCCTCGGCGACAGGGGCTATCAGGTGGTCTGGCTGCCACCGGTCAATGAGGATGAATTCGGCACTCGCACGGTGCAAGTACCGCTGTCCTTCCAGCCATGGGCCGACGGTGAAGTACGGCTCAACGAGCACGGTACGGGCGTAGTGATCGCACACGTACCGTCGCGGCTGCCCATACGGGATGCACCCCAGCTGGCAGCGGCGCTGCTGGCAGCGCATCGTGCGACACGCACCAAACCGGTGTAACCGCTACTGACCTGCACATATGGCAAAATGAGTCCCAACATGTCGGTGGGACAACTATGTCCACTGCATGAAAACCCCGGCCTAGCTGGGGTTTTTGTCGTTTCAGGGGCGATGTCCATTCCGCCCAACCTCATCCCTTAGCCCGAGGGGGACTCATGAAGCGCACCATTGCCCGCTGGTACCGCCGTCAACTGCGCCGCGACTCCTGGACACCGTTCGCCGAATCGCGGCGGGACGCGGTGGGCCAGAGGTTCACGGCTGCAGGCCGGGATGCTGGCGAGCTGTTCACAAAGTCCTGGCACTCCCAGATCTTTGACGGCATCGCCAGTGCGACGCCAGCGGTGCCCAACGCGGGGGCACTGGTGCGCGAGCAGGGGGCCACGTGGTGGCGTCGCCTACTCCGCAAGCTGGGGCGCTGATGGCCAATCAGCTCTTGGTGGATCTGCTCGCCCGCACGTTCGCTTCGGGAGCCCTTCAACATCCCGGCGACGCAAACAGTCCCGCACGAGTGATTCCGATTCCCGGCTTCCGGGCGACCGGTATGCCTGATGATCAGACGAAGGAAATGATCGGCCAGGCCGCAAAGCTGTGGGCCGAGGCCCTTGAGTCGGTCATCGATGGCGAATTCGACGTACTCACCAAAGCCGATGCGGCACAGCTGCGCCAGGATGCCGCAGAAGCGCCAGACGGCACCCGAATCGTCACGCTGTACGACCGCACCGACCACCAGCGCGCCACGCCCTTGTTGGTGCTGACGGTCGGCAAGACCGACGACGTGACGATCGATGCCCGCCAACTACGAAAGTTCCTAGCCCAATGAGCAATATCAAGATCACCGTCGACGGCAAGGTCCTCATGGACACTGACCCGGGTAAGTGGCGTTCCACGCCGCCGGATATCCCCGACCTTAAGCGCCAATCCGGCGGGCAGGGTTGGGGTCTGGCCGTGATGGTCACTCTCGCGCAGGCGGGCACGCTGGCCGAACCACGATGACCATCACTACCCGCGCCAACGGCTGGACGCTGGATGTGGAGCAGGACGGCAGCGAGCCATCCGTCGCACCCGTCAAGGTCGCACCCGCACCTAAGGCACCGCCAGCGCGCGCCGAGGCCGAGCCGGACACCGCACATGCCGAGGCCCGGCCGTAAGGCCAGCACCACCGATCGCGGTCTGGGCTGGAAACACCAACAGCAAGCCGAGGGCCTGTTGCGCCGTCACGTCGACGGCACACTGTGCTGGTGGTGTGGCCTACCGATGTTCAAAGCGCCCTTGCTGGAGCGCAATTGGGACCGCAAGCAACTGGCCGCAGACCATAGCCAAGCTCGGGCATTCGGCGGACAGCGCGCCGATCGCCTACTGCACGGCATCTGTAACAGCCAGCGCCAAGACGGCAGGCACGACGCCCACCGGCCCGTGGCCCTCGACGTTCATCCATCCGAGTGGTCCGTAGCCCTTGCGGCACTGGGTATCACCACCGCGCCCGTCATCACTGCCGACAACCTGGCGATGGACTGGTGACGCTGTACCTGGTGACCGGCCCGCCTGCGGCCGGCAAGTCCACATGGGTGAGACAGCACGCCAAGCATGGCGACATCACAATCGACTACGACGCCATCGCTTCGGTGCTCACGCCCGCGGGTGGAGACCCGCATGACCCGCCGCAGCACATCCGCTCGGTCACCAAGGCTGCACGGCTGGCCGCGATCGATACGGCGCTGACGTTCGCGGGCCAGTGCGATGTGTACCTGATCCACTCCATGCCCGGCGAGGGCCTGCTCGCGCGCTACCGATCCGCTGGCGCGCAGGTCATCACGATCGATCCTGGTCAGAGCGTGGTCCTGGCCCGATGCAAAGCCGAACGACCGTGGCGCATGGCGCACGCAGCAAAGCGGTGGTACGCCGACCAGTCACACAGCAAACATCCCGACCCTGCCAGCAAACACGACGGAGGTGTGATGTCGTGGTGATCGCCAGCCGATGGGCCGAAAAGCCCCTGACCAGCACCGATGCACACACCCGAAAGTGCCATAACCGCAGGTCAAAGCCCCTCCCCCTGAAATTATCCAGGTGGGGGGCCTTCCTGACCCCCGGAGGCTCCCGTCAGGATTTTTTTTCGGATCACGGATAGCAATGCCCACCCGCAAACCGGCAAACCAGGCAGCAAAGCCAGCTAACACCCCAGTTAAGCGTGCCGCCCGGAAGCAAACAGCCAGCAAGACCCCCGGTCAGAAGCTCATCGACGATCTGTCCGAACCGGGCGACCCCTTCTCGCTGCGCATTCTCATCGAGCAGGCCGGGCACGCCGCCGACTACCTCGCCCGCATGAACGCACTACTCAACGGCGACCGGGAGGCCTGGCTACAGGTCAAGATCGGCACCGAGACGACGGAGGTCGTCGTGAACAACGTGCTGGTACAGCAGCGCGCCCAGTCCGAGCAGCTGCGCAAGCTCATCGCGGCGGTTCACTCCCGGCGCGGCAAGGCACCGAGCAAGCCCAATGGCGCAAGCCCGCTCGAAAAGTACTAAGGCGGGTCTTCCGGCTTGGGTCGGGTCCTGGCCACGCCTCAAGGGCCGCCAGACACCGGAATTCGAGTCGCGGCACCCCGGCGACGAGTCGGCGCAAGCCGACCGGTGTGGCCGGTTCGGGTTCGACATCGGGCTGCGCACCATGCCGTGGCAATGGCGCTCGCTACAGGGCATCTTGTCGGTCCAGGACGCTACCGCCGAAGAGATCGAGGACGCCGCCCGCGAGGGACGGCCACCTATCCGGCTCTGGACTCACCGCGACGTGTGTATCGAATGCACACGCCAGCAAGGCAAGACGCTGCTAATCGTTCTGCTGATCTTGTTCCACATGTACGTGCTGCGCTCGGCGCGCATCATCTACACCGCCCAGCGCTGGTCGACCGCCTACGACGTGTTCAAGCGCGTGTGGGCCGTGATCGATCGCGTGCCGTGGCTACGCGAGAGGCTGGCCGAGAAGCCCTCCAAGGCCGGGAACCGTGGCGTGATCAAGCTGCGCGATCCGAACACCGGCCAGATCGTGTGCGAGGCCGAGTTCGGTCCCCGCTCGCAAGACTTCGGCCGCGGATACACCGAGATCGACCTGTTGATCGTCGATGAGGCCTATGACATCGACCCCGGCGAAGAACAGAACCTCACTGGTGCCCAGTCGGCGGCCAAAAATCCGCAGACGGTGTACATCTCGACCTCACCGGTAGCCAGCATTCACCCGAAGTGCCACACGTTGACCGGCATGCACCGCCTCGGGCACCAGCAGGCCCCGGACCTGTACTACGCGCTGTACGCCGCACCCCGAGACATGCCGCGCAACGAACCGGACACCTGGGAAGCGGCCCAGCCGTCCTACGGCGTGGCGACCAACGAGCGCGAGATCCGCTCCAAGCTGCAGAAGGCCAAAACCCTGGAGCAGCGCGCGATTTTCGACGCTGACTATCTCGGCTGGGGTGACTACCCGCCCGACGAGGAAGAGATCAGCTCGCCGATTCCCGAGGCGATATGGGGCGATATGGCCAATCCCGACGCCAAGCTCATCGGCTCGCGCGTGATCGCGGTGCGCCGCGCACGCAACCGTGACGCATGGTCGATCACCGCCGCGCAGTGGGCCACTGACGGCCGCAGCCACATTGAGGTAGGTCCGCTGCGCAACGGCTCGCACACCGAGATCGCCAAGTACCTGATCGCCAAGGTGACCGAGTGGAACCCCATCGCCTTGGTGATCGACCGGAAGAACACCGCCAACGTCCTGGAACCGCTACTGACAGCCGCTGGCATCGAGCCCAACATGATCGGCACCCCCGAAATTGCCCTCGCCTGCGGTGGACTGCTCGATGATGCGTTGGCGGGCAAGCTCTCCCACAGTGATCAGCCAGTCCTGAATGACTCGGTGGTCAGCGCGACCATGCAAGAGCTGCCACAAGGCGACTTCATCTGGGCAGAGGACTACACGGGCGCTGGAACACCGCTGGTGTGCGTCTCGATGGCGCACTGGGCACTACTGAAGTTCGGCGTCAAGGCACCCACCAAGACCGTCAGCCCCCGCACCGGGGCCGCACGAGAGCACCAATCACACCGGCATAGCGCCGATTTCGACGCGATGAGCGCCGCATTCTGAGAAAGGGGGCGAGCATGGCCGATCAGCAGGCACCGAAGAAGACCGCCGCCCCGCGTACCGAACAGGGGTACGTGCTCAGCTCGGCCGGCGCAACCGGCTGGGGTGGACCTATCGACCAGTTCGAGCAGACCACCGACCTGATCTGGCCACTGTCGGTGTGGACCTACACGCGCATGGTCCGCGAGGACGCCCGAATCTCGTCGGTGCTGCGGGCAATTGGGCTGCCCATTCGCCGCACCGCGTGGCGTATCCGGCAGAACGGCGCCAGCGATGAGGTCACCGAGTTCATCGCCCGCAATCTGGGTCTGCCCATCGAGGGTGCCGCCGACGAGGACGAACCCCCGGCGCGCACCCGTGGCCGGTTCTCCTGGGACAAACACCTGCAGCAGGCCCTTATGGCATTGCGGTACGGGCACTCGGTATTTGAGCAGGTCTACCGTCTCGAAGGCGAGGGCGCCAACGTACGCGCCGTGCTGCGCAAGCTCGCCCCGCGCCCCCAGGTGACCATCGCCAAGTGGAACGTCGACCGCGACGGCGGTCTGGTCTCGATCGAGCAACACCCCTCCAGCGGGTTCACCATGACATCGAGCGGAGTGGCGATACCCGCTGGCGGGCCACTGGATTCGATCATTCCCATCAACCGGCTGGTCGTGTACGCGCACGAGCCCGACCCGGGGGTGTGGATCGGCAACAGCCTGCTACGGCCCGCCTATAAGCACTGGAAGCTCAAAGACGAGCTGATGCGCATCGAGGCTGCCGCAGCCCGCCGCCACGGCATCGGCGTCCCGGTCATGAAGGGCAACGCGACCGACTCCGAGGACCCGGACCGGATGGACGAGCTGCTGGCCATCGCGTCGGCGTTCCGAGGCGGTGAAACGGCTGGCCTTGCCATCACCGAGGGCGAGGACTTCGCGATCGCCTCACCATCGGGAACCCCAATAGACCCGCGCCGTGCGATCGAATACCACGACCACCAAATGGCGCTGGTTGCGTTGGCACACTTCCTGAATCTGGACAGCAAGGGCGGCTCCCATGCCCTGGCTAGCGTGCAGGCCGACACGTTCGTACAGTCCGTCCAGACGGAAGCCGAGGACGTGCGCGATACCGCACAAGCCCATATCGTCGAGGATCTGGTCGACCTCAATTTCGGCGAGGACGAACCGGCCCCGCTGCTGGTGTTCGATGAAATCGGTTCGCGCCAGGACGCTACCGCCGCGGCGCTGCAAATGCTGGTCAACGCAGGACTGTTGACACCCGACGCCCGTCTTGAGGCCTTCATCCGCTCGGCCACTGGACTACCTGGGCCCCACCCCAACGCACCCGAGGCCGAACCGGAGCCCGACGACGAATCCGCCGCCGCGCCCCGCAACAGCGGAGGGCCGGTGCGTGTGCGCACCCATACCCGAGCGCGCCCCGGCGGCGCCAGCACGGCCACGAGGAACGGAGACCCGACGCTGTGGTGACCAAGAATCTCACGGCGGGCCAACGCCCCCCGTGGTACAGCATCCGCAACGCCGCCAAGACCGATGACGGCCCGGCCGAGCTGCTGATCTACGACGAAATCGATTCGTGGTACGGCATTTCCGCCGAACAGTTCGCCCGCGACCTGAGCGCGATCGACAACGATGCCATCACGGTGCGCATCAACAGCCCCGGCGGCTCGGTGTTCGACGGCATCGCCATCCTCAACGCGCTACGTGATCACCCCGCCACGGTGACCGTCGTGGTCGACAGCCTCGCCGCCTCGATCGCCTCGGTGATCGCGATGGCCGGCGATGAGATCGTGATGAACCGCAACAGCCAGATGATGGTGCACAACGCCTGGGCGGTGTGCGTCGGAGATGCCCGCGCCATGGAGAAGAGCGCGGCGCGACTGGCCCAGCACAACAGCAACATTGCGCAGATCTACGCCGACCGGGCAGGGGGCACCGTCGAGGACTGGCTCGACGTGATGGCTGAGGAAACCTGGCTGCTCGCCGACGAAGCGGTCGAGGCCGGTTTGGCCGATCGCGTCCTCGAGTTGCCCGAGCCTGACTCCAAGTCCGCTGCCGCGCGTGCATCGGTGTTCGATCTGTCGGCGTTCCGCTATGCCGGACGCCAGTCCGCGCCTGCGCCACGAATTCCGCTGGTGCACAACAAGACCCCTCGGCCCGAGAAGGGCGAGGTCAACAGAGGAAAGGAGCCCATTGTGGCAACCCTGAATGAGGGCCTCGCCAAGCTGCTCGGTATCGATGCCGACGCCGACGACGAGACCATTTTGTCTGCTGCCGCCGAAGCGCTCGAAGAGCGTGCTGACGACGGCCAGGAAAGTGACGAAACCCCGCCCGCTGCACCGACTTTGGAGCAGGCGACCGCGCTGGTCGCGAAGGCGGGCCTGACGGTGGTCGAGCGGGCCCAGTACGAGGCCACCGTCGCGGCCGCGCAGGCGGGCGCCGAGGCGCGCGCACAGCAGTTGCGCGAGGGTGACGAGCGTGTGGTCGATCAGGCCATCGCTGACGGCAAGGTCGCCCCGGCGCGTCGCGAGCACCACTTGCAGGCGCTCGCCGCCGACCGCGAGGGCCACACCGCCGTGCTGGCCGCGCTGGCACCCGGGGTGGTCCCTCTCGCCGAGACGGGGCACTCCACGCAGCCCGCAGACGGTCCGGTGCCCAATGACCTGAGCTGGTTTGACTCCGCGCCCACCGCGCCGAGTTCGGAAGGGAAGGAATAGATCATGACCAACGAGAACGTGGGCGTCTACGAGCCCGGCCGCGACATCACCGGCCGCGCCACAGCTGCCATCACCGGTAAGCGGTTCCTCAAGATCAGCGGCAACCGCACCGCCACCGGCAACATCGCCGTGGCCCCCGCTGATGCGGCGGGCCGGGTATGCGGCGTCTCCAAGTACGACGCGGCCAGCGGCGACATTGTTGGTGTGGCGCGGGGCAATTCGCGTGTCACCTACGTGACCGCCGACGGCGCGCTCGCCGCATTCGATGAGGTCGAGGTCGGCACGGCCGGCAAGGCCAAGAAGTTCGCCAGCGGCGTCGCCGTTGGCTACGCACTGTCCGCGGCCACCGATGGCGCCGACGCCGAGATCAGCCTCTACTAGGAAAGGGCTACCCACCATGACAACATCTCCCGTCGCGTACCCGCTGGGTGCGCCGGTCATCAATGACAACAAGATCTCGGTCGACCTGGCATATAAGCAGCCCGGCCGGATCACCAAGCGGCTCTCGGACCTGACGCTGCAGAAGTTCATTGCCCCGGAACTGTTTTCGTCCTCGGGGGCGAGCACCACCGCCGGGGCGATCATCTACGACGTGATCCGCATCAACGAGCTGTACACCAAGAACGATGTGGAACAGCGCGGCCCGTCCGATGAGTACACGATCGTGCAGGGTGAGCGCACGCAGCCCGAGGTCGCCAAGTCCGAGGACTGGGGTGGCAAGTTCTGGATGTCCGATGAGGCGATCCGGCGCAACGACCGCGCCCAGATGGACCGCCTGACCACACAGCTGGCGAACACGCTGGTGCGCAAGATCAATCAGCGCACCGTGGCCGTGCTGGAGGCCGTTATCGCCAGTCTCGGCGGCGCGGGTGTCATCCCCGGACACGACTGGGGCAACGTCACCCTGACCGGCAACAACCCCACGCCCAACAATGCGCGCCCGTTCGCCGACATCATCGCCGCACAGCTGGCCGCCGATGTCGAGGAATTGGGCTACGTCTACAACGTGTGGGTCGTCAACCCCGTGCAGTACGCGGACCTGCGCATCGCCTACGGACCGGACTTACCGCAGATCCTGGCCGACGCCGATATCTCGATGTTCCGGTCCAACCGCGTCGCCAACGGCAGCGCCTTCGCGGGTGTGCGCGGCGGTGTCGGGTTCCTGGACTACGAGCAGATGCTCTCGACCGAGACCTGGCGCGAGCCCAAGACCAAGCAGAACTGGGTCCAGTCTTCGGTGCTGCCCATCATGGGCGTCACCGACCCGTACGCGGTCAAGAAGGTGACCGGATTGAAGGGCGCCCCGTAATGCCCGAGGTCACAGAACGTCGGGTGACTGCGGCGACATGGGAATACCTCACGCCCGCGGGCACTCGGCGGCGCGCGTTTTTCGGCGAGCTCGTCACGCTCACCGATGATGAGGTCGAGCGCGGCCTCGCCGTCGGTGCGCTCGGCGCCCAGCTGCCGGCCGAAACGACCGATCCCGAAAGCGACTCGGCCGAGGCGGAAGTCACCGATGAGGGCGACAGCGGCGACGGTGGGGATGGCGATTCCGGTAACGCGAGCCCGGCCACCGGTACCGAGGGTGATGCGCCCCGTAAGAAGCCGCTCAAGGCCGCGACCAAGGCCGTCCTGGTCGACTGGCTGATGGCCAACGGCACGTATGACCGTGACGAGCTGGAGGCACAGGAGAAGGACGACCTGTGGGCGCTGATCGAGGCTACGGACTAGTTTCGTGACCGACTTCCTTGACGTAGAGGCGTTCGCCGCCATGCTCCGGCCGCTGTCGGCAGCTGAGAAACTGGTGGCGGCGCCTCTACTGACGGTCGTCTCCGATTGGATACGCGACAAGAAACCGGCCATTGCCGACGATGACCCGGCGGCCAAGGTGGTCACATTCGAGGTCACCCGGGACGCGCTGATGTATGGCGAGTTTGGCCCGGTCTCATCGTTCACCAAGACGGTGGGTCATCGCACCAAACAGGCTGCGATCGATCGCGAAGCCGTCGAGAAGTTCATCGCACGCCGCCACTACCGCATGCTCGGCCTGGCGCTACAGGCCAAGGCGCGCGGCCACTTCCCCAGGGGTGACTACTGATGGACACCCTGGGCGGGCAGCGGCTCGCGATCGTGTGGGATGTCCCGGTGCTCGACGGGCAGGGCGACCCGATCCTGGACGAGTACCGCAAGCCGCAAGTCACCGAACGCGTTGTGTGGGTCGATAACTGCCTGTTCGAAGTGCAGTCGACGGCCGAGGACAACCAGGCCATCACCACCACAACCACTGAGCAATCGTGGGCGTTCCTACCGGTCATCGATGGCCATATCCCCGCCGTCGACGGCACCGGTGCCGCCGCGCCGGTCCCGGTCGCCGACATCCGATCGGCGCACCGGATTCGCCACCTGGGCCGCGATCACAGCATGGTCGGTGACGCGGTACTCGAATTCGACCTCGACGGCCGCGAAGACCATGTGTTCTGCATCTGTCAGCGCAGGGTCGGCTGATGGCCGCAGATCGCAGACCCAACCCGCTGGTCGCGTTGGGTGTGCCGCAGTCCGAGATCGACAAGGCGATCCACACCTCAGCGCAAGCCAAGGCCGAGAAGGCGCGCGTCGGCAAGGAGATGGCCGCATACGCCAAGTCCATCTCGCCGGTCGATCACGGCGACTACGGCGCGGCGTGGAAAGTGCAGCAGGGCAAGGGCGGTGACGATGACACCAAGGTCGTCAACGACAACTTCAAAGCCCACTGGATCGAGGACGGCACCGGGGGCACCAGCCCCACACCAGAGTTCGCCGTCGCGGCCAAGACTGCCATCGCGTTCGGCGGCACCGCCGCCGATGTCATCAACAGGCCCGACTGATGACCGTAGCGCTGCATGAGCAGATGCCCCCCAACGCGATCGTGATGATGCTCGCCCACCTGGCACCGCTGGGCCCCTGCGACATCGAACGCAAGCCCGACGATCCGCTGCCGTTCCGCCAAGTCAACATGATTGACGGCACCTACGACGCGAATCTGTTCTACTGCACCGCTGTTCTGTCGATCCACACCTTCGGCAAGACGATCACCGAGGCGCAGCGTGAGGGCATCAAGACCGATCGGCGGATCATGCTGCTCGGCAAAGACATCGTGGATGTGCCCATGCCCGATGGCACGGTCGCCAACGTCGACTACATCGACTTTCAACAGCTCTCCACGCTGCGCGAATACAAGGCCGACAACGCCTTTCGCCTCAAGGCGATTTGCGAGCTCGGCCTGTCGTTCAACTGATCGTCGCGGTCCCCTGATCGCGTCGCGGCGTCCGCCGCACCTCAATCGCCGGAGCCCTTTCCGGTTCATCACCCATGGAAGGAGCGTCACATGACGCAACCCGAAACCGGCGCTGACTGGAGCGTCGGCGGATTCACCGACACCGATAGCCGTTTCGCTATCCGAGGCCCGCTCGTTGCCGTATTAGCGCGCGACTATCGCGGCGCGGCCACTGATATCAGCCCGCATGTCTTCAACCCGCTGGCCAAGGATGGCAAGCTGCGCGCGGACCTGTTCGCCCGCCGCAAGGTCGGCGGGTACTGGGTCAACAACCCCGAGCCCAACCAGGGGTGGCTGTTCATCGGCGCCAACACCAAGACTGGCGGCCCCGAGCGTGAGCCGAACATTGATGTCAGCCCGCTGGAGATCTTGCAGTCGAATTACCCGATCGAGAAGGACATCACCAAGATCGAAAAGACGGTGAAGTTCACCCCGATCGAGACCTTGAACCCCGTCGTCAAGGCCCTGCGCAATAACGTTCCGCTGCAGGATGAGGACGGCAACCTGCTCGTGGCAGAACCGGGCCAAGGCGACTATTTCGTGGGCACACCGCTGGAAGCTGATTTCGTTCAGCGACAGCTGCTCTTGGTGCGTGCACGGTCTCGCGCTGGCGGCAAGCTGTACACCGTCGAACCCGTGCCGCTGTGCAAGCTGACCAAGATCGGCGCGGCCAAGATGGACACAGAAGACGCCGACGCCAACGAGCTGGAGTTCTCGCTCGAACCTGACCCGTTCTTCCTGATCCCCGATCCGCGCAACCCGGGCATCCTGATTCCCGGACTGGACGGCGAATGGGTCGGGGGCAAGGGCTGGACCACGATTGCCGGATCACCCAAGGTGTCGAACACCCCGCCGACGGTCACCCCCGGCGCTGCCGGTAAGGCCTCGATCGTGTTCGCCGACCCCACGGGCGCTGGCGATCCGTTCACCTTCGCCGCCGAAAGCACCGTCGATGACGGGACCACCTGGCTGCCCGCAGAGCTCGATGGGCCCGCGGTCTCGTCCGGTGGCAACACCACGGTCAAGGTCAAGGCAGTGGCGGCCGGTGCGACCAAGTTCCGCGTGAAGGTGACCGGCACCAACGGCGCTTCGGTCTACACCCCGAAGTCTGCCACCGCGACCATCGCCTGATGAACCCTCACCTGGCGGGCGTCGGGCTGCGCTCGCCAGGTGAGCCCCACCCCCATTCCAGCCCGAAACCCCAAGCCCACCAGCCCGAAAGGAACAATCATGAGCTCCGAAGACACCAAGGATGTTCTACACCCCGTCGACCCTAGAAAGGCACGCGAGCAGGCCGCCGATCACCTCGGATTTATGGCCGGTGTGCCCTTTGATCTCGGCGACGGCGAGATGTGGGAGCTGCCCAACCCGGCGTTTCTCGATACCGAGCAGCGCAAGCGGTACCGCGACTACCAGCGGGACATGAAGGCCCTCGACAAGGAAACCGTCGATCATCCTTTCATCGACGGCAAGACCATCGAGCAGAACGTGTACCCGTATCTCAAGGACGGCAAGGATTACGACCCTGACGAGCAGCTGTGCATCGCGCTCATGGGTGAGGACATCTACGCCAAGTTCCTCGCTGCCGGCGGTGTTCCCGGTCAGATCGATACGCACTGGAAGGTGATGCAGCGCCAGCTGGAGGAGCGGACAAAGATCGACTCCAAAAGTAATTGAGGCAGTAGCGCTGTGGTGCCGTTGGCCCAATGCGATCGAGGCCGATCTTCGTTTTCGCGGTGTGCGCATCGCTGATTGGCACCAGGGCACCCGCGATGAGCGCGGCGCCCTGGTGCTTTCCAGCCGCCAACTACTGTCGCTGATCCACCAGCTGCCCGAAGACTCAGAGTTCAAAACCCATGCGCCGCCGCCGTTTGGGCGCGACGGCGACTGGACGGTCATGCAGAAGATCATCGCCGAGACACACAACGAGCTCGCGGCATACCGGGCCAGCAAGTACGCGGGCACCCCGCACGAATACATGTACACCAAGTACTCATCGCCGCTGGATTCTCGCAGGCAGCACGAACTTGACTCCGCTGAAAACGAATTCATCGAGTCGGCGCGAGAAGAGTTGCTAGATGACGTGTTTGGCGACCAATGATCAGGAGGTGAACCATGTCTGTGCAGATACCCATCGGGGCCGCCGCTGATCATCGGTCGTGGAAGCGGGTCGCCGATGACGCCACACGCACGTTCGGCAACGCGGGTAAGGATGCCGGCCGCGATTTCGCCAATGCGCTGGCGGGCAGCTCAAAGGATGTCGAGAAGTGCCTTAAGCGCATGGGCGACAGGGCTTCTGATGCCTACGACAAGGCAGCATCGGCCGTCGGGAAACTCAAGTCCGAGGAATCCGAACTACAGCGGCTACGGGACCGCGACGCCGACGGTGCACGGATCATCCGCCAGACCGAGAAGGTCAACGACGCGCGGCGCGCCGAGGCTCGTGCTGTCCGGGACGCAACGCGGGCATACCGCGAGTATCAAGAAGCTGCCGACGAGGCGAGCCGACGCAACAACACCAACCTTGTTGACGGTATGCGTGCTCAGGCTGGCCAGGCCGCCCAGCTCGGCCGCGACATGGGCAATGGGTTCTCGGGCGGATTCACCCACGGGGTGAGTAGCGCGGCCTCGATCGCCCGACTCGGCACCGCTGGCGGGCCAATCGGCGCGGCCCTGTTGGGCTTGACCGCCGTAGGCATTCTTGTCGGAAGTCGGCTCTCCAACGCCATTGCCGAAGGCATGGCCACCACGGCCACCACCAAGTTGTTCCAGGGCCGCATGGGTCTGGATGACACCTCGATGAGCAACTACGCCAGGGCCGCCGGTCAGTCCTACGCCAACAACTTCGGCGCCTCCGTAGCGGACAACCTCAGCGTCGCTCAAGCGGCCTTGCGCAACAACCTGATCAAGCCCAACTCCCCCGATGACGAAATTCAGTACACGATTCAGCAGCTCCAAGGTGTGGCGCAGGTCGTCGAGAAGACCCCGCAAGAGCTCGCGCATTCCGCGACCCAACTCATGCGCACCGGCCTTGCCAATAGCGTCACCGAAGCACTCGACATCATCACCGCGGGCTCACAGAAGGGCCTGGACGTAACCGGCGACTGGCTCGACTCTATCGGCGAGTACTCCACGCAATTCCGCAAGCTCGGCCTGACCGGCAGCGAGACAATGACGCTGCTCAAGCAAGGCATCGAGGGCGGTGCCCGCGACACCGACAAGGTGGCCGACTCCCTCAAGGAATTCAGCATCCGCGCGGTCGACGGCAGCAAGTCGACCAAGGAAGGTTTCGAGGCGCTGGGGTTCAACGCCGACGAGATGGGACGGCGCTTCTCCGCGGGCGGCGAGCAAGCACACCAAGCATTTGCAGCGGTACTCACCGGACTGCGCAATCTTGATGACCCGGTTCAGCAAGCCCTTGTGTGGCAACGCCTTTTCGGCACGCAGTGGGAGGACATGGGCGATGCTGTCAACAAACTCGACCTCGACCCGGCTAAAAACCAGTTCAAGGATCTGCAAGACACCTCGCAGCGATCGACTAAGACCGCGACGGAGACGTTCAAGTCCGAGTGGGAGAGCGCAACCAAGACGGTCGATCAATGGTTCACCGACCTAAAGACCAGTATCTCGGATTGGTTTGTGGATCTGCCTGTCATCAGGGACATCCCGACGATGATCAAGGACCTGTTCAGTTCCTCACCGCCACCGCCGCAATACGCCGCACCGCTCGGCGGTACGCATCCCGGTACCGACATCCTGGCCAATACCCTTCCCGGTGCGCCGGGCGCGGGCTCAACCGTCCTGCCTCCGGCACCCGGCGACAACTCAGCACGCACACTGCTCGGCAGCGCGCTCGCCCCCGGTACCGCCCTGCCCCCGCCAGATGCCCAGCGCGGCAATGCTGTCGATAACGGTCCGCAGGCAGGCGAAAGAAAGCCGATCGCACCGGCCGGGGACGACGACAAGACCAAGCCCCCGATCGATCCGAGTCTTTGGTCGGTGGAGTCAAAGCCCGTTGCCATGCCGCCAGGATTGGCCACGGCGCCCACCGCAGCGCCCGGGGTGCTCGTTTCATCTCCCAAGGGCGGCCCCGGTCTCGGTCGCTACGAGGTTGACCCCATGCGGGTGTATGACGCTGAGTCGTCGGCGATCCGGGCCAAGAACTCTCTGGAGCAGGACCGCATTGCGTTGATCCGGCTGGAGCAGCAGGGCAACGCCGATCAGGACGCGCTGCTGCGAGCGCGCAATCAGGTTGCCGACGCCGAACGCTCGTACGTTTCGGCGCAGATGAAACTGGCCGAGGCACAGCAAGGTACGTGGAAGAAACTGGAGGGTGCGACGCAGGGTCTGGCCGACGGCATGGGCCAGATCGGTGCGGCACTGGACAAGGATTTCGGCATCTCGAAGGGCCTGCCGGGGCTGGCCGAGAACTTGGTCAGGTTCGCGGCCAATATGGCGGCGGCCCCGATTCTTGGCCAGCTCGGCGCGGTCAGCCAGCTCAACCCGTCCAAGGGCGGATACGGCGCGATGGGTATCCTGGCCGCCCAGGGCGTGTTTGGGCCGCAGTACACCGGCCTAGGCGCCAGCTCGGCCTACGGGCCGCAGGGTGTTGGGCCCGCGGCCCTCGGCGGCGGCATGGGTGCCTACGCAGGCGATGCGGCGCTGTTGGCGCGTGTGCCCGCAGGCCGCTACACCCAAGAAGAGCGCGGCGACCTGACCAAGGGGCTGGCTGATTGCTCGTCGGCGGTCGAGGATCTGGTCAACCTGATGGATGGTCGCCCCACCGCTGGGGCCTCGATGTGGACCGGTAACGCCGCCGAATGGCTCACACAACGCGGATTTGTGCCAGGTATGGGTGGGCCGGGGGACTTCCGGGTCGGCTTCAACCCGCAGCATATGCAAGCCACGCTACCGGGCGGCACCAACATCAACTGGGGCAGCGATGAGATGGCGGCGCGTCGCGGCATTGGCGGAACCGGCGCCGACGATCCGGCATTCACGTCGCACTACTACCGGCCCACCACCGGCGGCTACAGCCCGGTCGCGCCCTCGGTAGGTGTTGCACCTACCCCGATTCCGCCCCCGTCCCCCGGTTATGCGCCCCTTGCCGATAGCGCCCTGACCAACCCGGGCTTGACCAATCCTGCCCTGACGCCGGGTGTTCCGGCCGCTGGCGGGTGGGGTGGGGCTACCGGGCCTGCGCAGGCGTGGAGCCCGTCATCGACGCGCATTGGTGGTGTGGAACCGGCGACCGGTTCGGGTGCAGGCGGGGTCGGTATCACTCCCGGCGGCACCATCGATACCGCGATCGGGATGGCCGCCTCGGCGGCCGACATCTTCGCCCCGGGTGCCGGGCAGGCGGCGCAGACCGGAATCAAGCTGGCCAACAGGGCAATTCAGTTCGGTGCGCAGGCCGCAGGTATCGGGGTGCAGGGCTTGATGGATACGGTGCTGCCGACCGCGGGCTCGGAGCTGGCCAACAAGAGCTGGCTGACCAAGATCCTCGGCGGTGTCGCTGGTGCTGCCCCGGCGATCCCGAACGTGGCCGGCAAGGCGACCGCGCCACCAAATCCGAATCAGGGCGACCCGAACGCCCAAGGTGGCCCAGTCAAGGCGGGCGACACCAACATTCACGTCACCAACAACCGCGCCACTGAGGACGGCACCGGCCGCGATATCGCGTTCCATCAGCAGGCCCGCAACTCCGGGCCGGGGATGTGACCGTGACGATCCGCTATCCGGCCAACCCCGTCACACCCCATGGCTGGTATCACCTCGTCAACGGCGAAAAGCCCATGATGCGCCTGACCGCCTTTGACGGGTCGGTCGAGATGTTCATGATCGGCGGGTACGCGATTCCCGACCCGTACACGGCGCCAGAAGCGGTGCATTTGATCGACCTCGAAGGCCTGATCGCACCGTGGAAGCACGTCACCCAGAAGGGTGCGACCGAGGATGGCGTTCACCATATCGACGCGTTTTTGGATCCTGTCGAGGTCAAGCTCACGGTCAAGTGCCGGGGCCGCAACGCCGCGCGCACGCGCCGGGTCTATCGGCATCTGATCGATTCGCTGGATGCCATCAAGTGTTCCCGGCTGGACTTTTTCGATCACGATGCCGGGTATTGGTGGGCTGACGTGCGCTGGTTCCAAGGCGGGCAACCCGATCCGGTTTCGGCTATGCGCAAGGGCACCTCGCAGAAGGCGACGTTGCGGCTGCAGGCCGATACCGGCACGTGGAAGTCGTTCGACCATGCGGACTCGTTCGCGTTCACCTACGACGCGATGACCGACACGTTCGCGGTCGATCATCGCCAAACCAAGGATCTCGGCGCGGTTCCGCAGCGCTACAGCGGCCCCGGCGGCGGTTTCTGCACCTCCTACAACGACCAAATGCGTTGGTGGGACGACCCCGAACACGGGTTTGGCACCCAGTGGCGCCGGGTCATCAACGGGCCCTGGCCGGATTTCGACACCGATACCGATAACCAGGTCGTCTCCCAGGTGCACGGGGGATTTCAGGAGTGGTCGGTGCCCGACTCGGGCCGAAACATCCTGGGCGCGCGCATGAACCGCAATCCTGACGGCAGCTGGGCGGGCGACGGGGTGTTCGTCGAGTACGGCGCCGGATACCTGCGCCTGTACTACACGATCAACTTCGTTGAGACCACCTTGCGCAGCTGGCCGCTGGCCATCCCCATCGGGCCGCTGCCGGGCGAGAAGTTCACACTGGTGTGCGGCACCGAGGATCACCCGCGCACGTTCCGCGTGCTGCGCAACGACATGGAGATCTTGTCGGTCACCGAAACCGGCACGGGCTCGCCTCTGGGGGCAGCGCATCGGGGCGTCGGCAACGGCATGTTCGCTGCCGGTGCGGTGATCAGCCAGGCAACGCCGTCCGCTATCCGCAAGCTGGCCGCGGGCGATAACGCTGCCGTGGCGCAAACCGGGTTCCTCAAGCGCATCAACATCGGTGATCAGGACATGTACGACGACTACGTGCTGTTCGGGCCGTTCACCAAGGTCAAAATCTACGACGGGCCCGGCTCGGACCAATATGTCGAATTCGGGCCGCTGCTACCCAATCAGGTGGTGTTTTTGCGCACCGATCCGCGCGTGCACACCACCTTGGTGAAAGACCTAACCTCGGTGCCGCCCTCACCGCAGGAACTCGATTTGTTCCAGGAGGCGATCGAGAAGTTCATGAGCTTTGCGGGCATGAACGGTACGGCGTTCGCCGATCAGATCAAGTCGCAGTTCGGCATCACCCCGCCGCAAGGCCCGCTGTACAAGTACCTCAAGGGCCGCTTCTCCAAGAACGCGGCGATACCACCGAAATCACCGGGCAATCCCGCGCAGCCGTATTTCGTGAAGGTCTCGATCGAGGGCGGCAACGCCGACTCCAAGATCATCGCCTCGGGCACGCCGCGACGGAGATACCCGCTCTAATGCGCAATGCGTTGCGCCCCTGCGATCCAGGGGCCATCTCGTGATGCCCATATCCGATGAGCAGCGCTGGGAGGCCGCCAAGCGCTCGGGCGATATCGCGCGGATCGCCACCACCGCCCGCGCCCTGACCGAGAAAAACTCGAAGGTCGACACCAGCTATCGGTTCACCGTCTGCGACAAGATGTGGACCCCGATGGCCTCGGTGGGCTCTGACCTGATGGAGGGTTCGGGCGCCCGGCCGCGCAACGACTGCCCCACCGGAAAGCTGATGCTCAAGGGCAGCTCGCCACTGATCCAGATGTTCATGGACTGCCGCAACACCCTGGTCGGGGTCGAGATGGAGACCGCCGGCAGCCGACAGAACTTCTACACCAAGGTTCACCGCTACCGCTACGAAAAGGGCGCGTGGACAGGCAATGTCGAGATGCGCGGCATTTGGGACATCCTGAACTACTACGTGATCTGGCCGACGTGGTGGCTTCCCCTTGCCGCCCAGCCCATTTCGCACGCAATCTTCATCTGGGCGCTACAGACCTGCGTGGAGAACATGGTCGCCGAATGCGCGCTGCGCATCCAGTCCGGGTGGCTGGAGTTCGTCAACAACGGCCTGTCACTCAACGGCGACATCCGGGCATGGATGGGCACCATCTTGCAAGCCCTCAAGCGCGACAAGCTCTCGGTGCAGACCTTCGGCAAGATGCTGCGCACCCCCACCTATGTGCAGCGCACCAACCCGTTCCTGGACACATCGCCCATGTGCGCCAAGACCGTTCGCATGGAAACCTGCGGAACGGTCATCAAGGATGTCACCCGCGCCTACGGTGTGGACACCCGCATGGACCTGTGGCGCCCGGGTGACCCGCAACCGGACAAGTGGGCCAACCTCGATTCGCCCACCTACGTGTTTTCCACCCGGGACCGCCAGCAGATCTCGGGGCCCACCAAAACCGTTGCCGATTCGGTGATCAAGACGGTGATCGACCTCGGCGGATCACTCGGTGACATCTTCAAGCCAGTCATCCAGCAGGTACCCGGTATGAACGGGGTGTTCTACGCCCCCAAGCTCGGTGTCGATTTCGAGCAGCCCTACGCCTACGTCGTCGCCCCCGAAGAGGGCGAGGACTCCAACATCATCAACTGCGAAATCGCCGACCACACCCCCGAGGGCTGGCAACACATCATCGGCGGCCGTTCTCCAAAGTGGTTGAACGACTTAATGAATGCCACCTTCGCATGGTTGATCGATTCGCTGATGATCGTGGTCGGGTTCTCCGGCATCCCGTCGGATCTGCTCTCGGGATTCCTGAACAACAGCTTCCTGGCGTTCCAGATGGTCCAGGTGTACCAGGTCCGCGACGAGGTGGGCCCTTTTCATCCGGCGATCGAGCGGTTCTACCCGACCGCCAGCGCCCCGTACAACATCGAAACCATGTTCGCGTTCATCAACGCGATTTTCGATGCCCAAGGTGCTACCACGGCGCAGGTCACTTTCCGCAACGGTGACCAATATGCCTTGGGCCGAGACATTTTCGAGGGCGGCCTGATGTCGCTGGTGTATCACCGCCGAACCAAGATGATCACCGACTACATCGAAAACACCATGTGGCGCATCACCCCCACCGAGCAGACCACCTTGGTGCAGCTCGGTGACGGCCGCCGCGACGAGGCCCCCTTGGGCAGGATTCAACGCTTCATCACTGGCGCATTCGAAGCCATCAACGTCATCACACTGGCCCCCCAGTCCTAACCGGAGGTAACCCACATGGCTTGGCCTATCGTCGATTTCAACGGCGCACGCTACTACCAGGGACAGGGCTACACCCTGGTCCCGGTCGACGGCACCGGGGTGGCGCACGTGCTGCTGCGCGAAGACGGCGGAATCATGGGAGGGGTGTCCGGGGTCGAGCAGGGCCCGCCCGGAAAGCACGCCGAGTTCGACGAGAAGATCGACCTGACACCACTGGCCCCCGAAGACGCGACACCCGATTCAGCATTTTTCGAACTCATTACTCCCCCAACGGACAACACGCCCGGCAGGTGGAAGATGCACCTGGCGCTACACACCGGCAAGACCGGTAAAGACGGCGCGACACGCTGGAATCCGCTGGACCTGTCGACTAATCCCAAGGCGGGGTGGATTCCGGCCGTCAAAACCGACCTGCTCGGTTTTGAGCTTGTGCCGCAAAAGGTTGCCGAGGTGTTCTACCCGGGCGAGATCAAGAACATCGGTACGGGCAACGCGAACGGGACTATGGCCGCGATCGACATCCCTCCCCGCCCGTGGCCTCGGCGTATCCGCGCGCAAGGCCAAACGGTCGTTACCGGCGAAGCGGCCGACGTGCGCGTGAATCTGCTGGCCCGGATCAACGGCGAGGCCAACGGCAACATCGTGGGCCGCTGCGTGGGCATCGCCCAGACTGATCGGCTGGCGTTCTCACCGGGCAAGCCCATCGGCCCCGGCAGCACCACCGACGACTACGACACCATTCCCGCTGGCACCTCGGCCACCGTACACATCCGGTGCGAGCGCCAAACTGGCACATCGACGTACACCGCCACCGCCGCGATGTCGCACTTCAACATAGAGGCCTGGCCGCTGTGAGCGACAACCTGCCCGAGATCCCCGATTGGGCAAGAGATGTCCCCTCGGCCCCGGTACACCGCGAGCAGGGTGGCGGTCTCACGAGGCCGTTCACAGCCCAAGAGCTCCAGGAGTTCGGCAAGGGGTTCATTGAGCAGTTCCTCGGTCGCGTGGTGCTCGCGGTCATGGGGCACCTCATTCCCGGTGTGGGTTCGTTTGATCAGCTGCGCGAGTGGGCCAAAGACAAACCTGGTCTCGGCGATCTGGTCGAGCTGCTGACCGGGATCGAGGACGGCGACGAAAATGATTTAGGGACATGGGCCCTCGGTATCCGCAACGCCCTGGCTGGCATCGATCTGGCCCACCCCGAATCGATCCTGACTGCTATCGCCAAGGTGGCGGGCCAGTTCCTCAAGGGCGTTATACCGGCGTCGTGGGTGGCTGATGTGGCCCACGACCTACTGGGCGGCGCTGGCGGATTCACCGACCCGAAGATGGTCGAGGACAACCCGTACTGGCGATTCGACGCCGCCCAGAACGGGCACCTGTCGGGCAAGTCGATCTACCTCAACGCCGATGGCCAGCTGCATGCGATCAGCATCAAAGACCCGTTCAACGTAGCTGCCGGCCAGGCGGTGGACATCTCCGCATCGGCGATGTGGCAAGGCGTCTCGGCTGCAGCGGGGTCCAATCCGATCCGGTTGTGCATCACCCCGTTTGCCACCGATGGCACCAAGCTCCCCGATATCGTCATCAAGAAAATTCAGCCCGTGGCCGCGGATTCGTCCTGGATACGTGCCAGCCTGACTGGCTCGTGGACGGTGCCGACCGACGGATCGGTCAAGTCCGCGACAGTGACCCTGGTGGTCACCGAGGGCGCCAGCGGCGGCCGCATCCACTTCTCTAACGTCACCTCGGTCATGTCGAACCTCGGGCCGCTGCTCGGCAAGTGGAGATCGTTCTTTGACACCCTTGGCGGCAAAGCCAATTCGGACATCGACGATTTCGAGCAGCGATTCGCCGCGATCACCGCCGACGGCAAGATCACCGCCGAGGAAATCATCGGGCTACTCGGGTTGGGCAATATCCCGAAGCTGCCCCCGGCCAAGGTGCACAGCCCGATCGGCAGCACCGACATCGGAGAAGACCTCAAGGACACGTGGAACAACTTATGGAACGCGGTATTTGGGGACGGATCTAGCGGCAGGGGTCCTGTCGATGTTTCCACCGCGACCGCTGCCCTCAAGAAGAAGGCCGATGACGCGTACGCGGCCGCGGTGTACGCCACCGACGTTGTGAACCTGCCACGACTGACCCCTCGCTGGATGTCCACAGGCATCAACGACGATGTGTCGTTCCCCATCATCAATGCACAGTCGACATTCGTGCCGGCCGACCAAAAGCTGGTGTTCATCCCCATCACGCCGGGTGTTGAGCGCACGTATCGAACCGTGAAATTCGCCATCACCGGCAATGGCATGACGCAGTGCTACGTGGGCGTGTACCGGATCAATGAGTCGCTGCAAATTCAGAAGGCCGTCGACCTCGGGAACGTCAAGGCACGGCTATCGGGCACCAGCCGCGTGCAAGCTCTGACAATTCCGTCGCCGGGATTGACGGTGCCCAAGGGCCACACCGCGTTCATCGGTGTGCTGCAGGTCGGCAACCCGCAGGGCCTCTACACCACACCGGCCATGCCGACCGTGCTGGAAGTCGTGCAGAACATCCCCCTGTTCTTCACCCAGGACGGCGGCACCGGCTACACCTCCCTGCCCACCCTGGTGGGCGGGCACGTGGAATTCACGCCGGTATGGGGCGCCCTGGGCGAGTCGACCAACTTGGCAGATCAATGGACCGAGTACTCACCCACCGGGGCGAACCTGCCCCTGTCCGTCTACGACATCCCCAGCGCCAGCACCGTGCTGTACCTGGCGGGCTGCGGTGGCGGTGGTGGGGGCGGCGGCGGTGACGGCGGCTGGAACAAGCCCGGCGAGGGTGGCGGCGGCGGTTCCTGGAACTCGCTACGGCTGGAGCGCGGCGTCGACATCCCGGTGTCCGTCACTCAGATCACGGTGCAGTCCGAGCGTGTGGGTTCACCCACAGGTATTGGCGGCGAGCCCGGCAGCAAGGAGACCGACGGCAAGCCGGGCCACGACATCGTGTTCCGCAACGGCACCGACAACAGCGAAATTCTGCGCTGCGCTGGTGGCCGACTGGGGCGCCTGGCCTATGGCAGCTTCTACAACCGCGACTCGGTGGGCTACGGCCCCGGCGATCTTGGGTTCTCCGCGCGCCTGTTCAAGGGCGGGCAGAACACCCCGCCCAGCGCGTCGGTAGGTGCGGCCAACGGAGCCCCGGGCAACGGGCCCGGCGGCGGCGGCGCGGGCGGTGCCGGTGGTACCGGGGGCAGCGCCGGTACCGGCGGCTGGGGTGCCGCGGGGTACGCCGCGATCAAGGCGGTCTGATGCCCTGGTCCACCAATCCGTCTGCGCCCTCGGGGCAATCGAGTAGGTGGTCGACCAAGCCCGATCCGCCCTCGCCGCCATCCATGGGCAAGTGGGTCTGGATGCCACGGGTCACTGTCGCGGACTCGGCAGTCGGCGCCGATCTGGCCCATCTGCTGCGGGTGGCCCACACGGGCATCGATCAGGGTGTTAGCGCAGACCTCGCCGTCGCAGGAGTGGGCCTACGCGCCAGTGATGCCGGCCGGGGCGCCGACCTGGCGCGGGCGAAGCTGCGCGTGGCTGCACGAGACGCCGGGATAGGTGCCGACTCGGCCCGCTCCGGTGTGCGCGCCACTGATTCGGCCGTGGCCGCCGAGATGGCGCAGATGCTCCCCCGCGGGGCCGCCGTCGGTGCCGCCACGGCCGCCGATATCGCGGTGCTGTCGCGGGTTCGGCTTCCCTCCAGCGCCAGTCAAGCCATCGGGGCCGATACCGCCACCGCCCGGTTCAGTCCGCAACCGGCAGCGCTGACCGCGATCACCGCAGTCGGCACGACCGTGGTCCCGATCCCGGTGTGGTGCCGCTATCTCGATCTGGCGCTGGTCGGCGCTGGCGGCGGCGGTGCGAGCTCGGGCACGTTCTACCTACTCGGCGGCTTCCCCGGCAGCCCGGGAACCTGGGCCACCACCACTTTGGAGCGCGGCATCCACATTCCCTGGACCACAACAACCCTGACATTCGTCATCGGCGCAGGCGGCGCAAAGGGTAGCGGCGGTTTCGCCGGAACCGCGGGCGGCCCAGGTGCGGCAACCACCGCTATCGGCGACGGGTGGGCGGGCCTGTCCGCTGCTGGCGGCGCTGGTGGCCCGCAGCACCCCACCGGCATCAACGCCAACGACGGCCCCGGCCCGGGCGACAAGACCTACAACGGCGTGACCTACCCGGGTGGTGCCACGCAAACCTCCGATGGCGGAACGGGCTACGCGCCCGGCGGTGCCGGTGCCGGCGGTGCCAACTTCGGCGGCCCCGGCGGCGTCGGCGGCGTCGGCGGCGCCTGGTGCCGCGCATACCAGTAACCGCAGGAGGGATCACCCAAACATGGCCAACCCCAACGACATCGACAACTACTCATTCCGAATCCACTTCTACAGCAGACGCGAAACCTCCTATTTCGACATCTACATGAACGACGGCGCAATCGGACTGATCAACGGAAACTACTACCTCGACGCGGCCCCACACGACCCGAACGTCGGCGAATGCCTCCTGCAATACGTCCCCAAGCTCAACACCACCATCTGGGACTTTGACGACGGCAGCCTTCCGGCCAACACCGAGGGCTACCTCTGGTACCAGGTCAACGAAACCTACGTCATCACAGGCGATTACCAGCCCTTCGGTGGCCTGATGATCGAGGGCCAACTCGGATGCGCCTACCTGAAATCCGTCATCGCCCCCTACAGAGACCACCAATGGACGACCGAATCACCCCGCAACGTCGCGCTGGGATACACCCCGCGCATCAGCGGATGGACCACCTGGGAAACCCCGTAACCAACAGAAAGGCCCCCGCATGTCCGAATACCAAGCACCGCACCGACGCGCCTGCTGCGCCGCAATCACCGCACTCGGCAACCGAATCGGGCTATTCGCCGGTTCCACCCGGGTAGGCACCGCCTACGCCGACACCACCTGGGCCACCCCAGTCGATGTCACCGAATCCGGCATCGACAAGGCATCATCCACCGGCTCGCTGGTAACCATCTCGGTACCTGGCGGCACCGTGGCCAACGGCACGGTGATCAACCGGTACGGCGTGTTCAACGGCGCGACCCTGCTGCGCACCGAGGCACTACCGGTCTCCCTGACCGTCAACGACGGATCGCAGCCGTTACAAGTCGATGTCACACCAACATTCAAGTTCTGGGGGGTGTAGTCATGGCCCGCCAGCTTCTCAAGCACTCGGCCTTCTACTCCGCACTTGCCGCCATCTCATTCCGGCTGGGCTGGTGGGCATCCGACCGCCTGTCCTCCTACGCCCAAGAGATCGACCCCCGCATCGAAAGGAAGTACACCCGATGAGTTTCCGCACCGCATACGGCAATACGGTGTCCGAGAACGGTTGGCGTATGTGCAACCGGGACGAATGCGACATCGTACGCATCGACGAGCTGTACCTCGTCGATACCGCACCGCTGCGCAAGGGCGCCCCGCTGACCATCCTGGGCGCCTGGCTGTACTGGTATGACCGCAACGTCGAAGAGATCACCTCGCCCGTGTGGGGCTGGTCGGCCACAAACGATGTCGCCAACAGTAATCACCTGGCAGGCACCGCTGTTGACGTGATGGCACCCAAGTACCCCTGGCAGCGGTACACGATGGATGCCGCCACGCAGGCCAAGGTCCGCAAGGGCCTGGCGCTGTTCGAGGGCTCGGTGTTCTGGGGCCGCGACTGGTCGCGCCCCGACGAGATGCACTACCAGATGGCCTGGCCCGAGGGCGACAAGCGCAATGACGCGTTCGCCGCCAAGCTGCGCGCCGGATACCTCGGCATCTACGCGCCCGCGCAGCCCCCGGCGGTCGATCCTATTGTGCTACACCAGCAATTCGTCCAAGAAGCTCCCGACCGCAAGCTACTTGAATACATCGCCGAACAACTCGGGCCAGGACATCCTGACTGGGCATCGAAGGGTATGACGCTGCGCGACAAGGTGTGGTCCAAGTGATCCGCATCGGAGACTGCAATGAAACGGTCCGTCAGTGGCGGGCCGTGATGAACGACTGGTTTGGGCCGCTGTACACCCGGCTGCTGGGGCCGCTGCCCCGCGACACCGACGAGTTCGGGCCGCGCGCTGCCCTGTGGGCCGCCGAATATCAGCGCCGCACCGGCCAGATCCCCACCGGGCAGGTGTCCGATGATGACCTACGCGCGCTGGGCATTGCGCCCCCGGCCCCGCCCGCCAACCGCCACCTGGGCCTAATGTTCCGGGGCACCGGAGGAGTCATCGGCCAAGACTACGTATCTCGCGTCATGCAGGCCGTGGCCAACCTCGTTGAGGAAGTGCACCCCGAATTCGCCGCAACCATGGGCGGACTCCCGGTCGGCGCCGCGGGCAGCATCAACGACATTTCGATGGCCAAGGCCGTCGACATCGCCGTGGCCGACGCACAACGCATCTTCGCCGAGCGCTACCGCGCCAACCCCAACATCAAGGTTGTCATCGGCGGATACTCGGCCGGCGCGGTCGCGGGCGCCCGGTTCCGCGCGTGGCTGGCCGAGCACTACCCGGACAACTACCTGTGCTCATTCAGCTTTGGTGACCCCACCCGGCCCCACGGTGGCAGCTACTACGGCGGCCCAATCCTGGCGGGACAGGGTATTTCATCGTGGCGGTTCGGCGATGTCACTGACTACCGGCACTGCTGGCTCACCGACCCTGGCGACATGTACGGCAACATCCCCCTCGGGGTGGTCGGGGACATCATGGACGACTGTTTCGACATGGTGACCGCATTCCAGATCACTGACCCACTCGGGGCCGCTGGTGCCATCCTGCCCAAAATCCCCGAAATCGCCGCCAAGGCATTGGGTGTCGAGCTGCCCGCCATATTCGGCGCGCTCACTGGTGGCCCCAACGGTATCGCCGCGCTCGGCCTACCCATGGTGCTCGGCGGTCTACAGGGACTACTCGGCTGGGGCGATATCAACAAGCTCACCGGGCCCGCGGCCGCGGCGCAGGCCGCCTTGATCGCGCTGCGTTTCGTCACCACCAGCCCACCGACCGCCGCGCATATTCAATACGAATACCGCGAGGTCTGGCCCGGCCAAACCTATCTCGGCCTCGCCATCCAGCACGTGCGCGACTGGGCCAGCCGCACCCCCGCCATAGCCGCGTAGATCAGTCCGCCCCCGCGCGAGGAGAGCGCGCAGGGACTCCCCACACCGTAGCGCTCCCTATCCATGGCGCCATCGAAAAAACTCCCCCTGAACTGCCCAAACGCAGTTATCCACAACCCAACCGCCGAGAGGACCCGTCATGCACATCACCATCCCGCCCTGGCTCAAAGACGCCGCCGTTGACGCTGCCGAGCGCGCCATCAAGACGTTCGCGGGTGGCTTCATCGTCGGCGCCAACCTGGCCGACGCCGCAGTGAACGCAGCCCTGACCGAGATCGATTGGCAGAGCGGTATCAATGTCGGCGCCGGGACGCTGGCGGTATCGCTCATCTTCTCTGCGGCATCGATCAAGCTGGGCCGATCCGGTACCGCCTCGGCCACCAAGGCGGTCGTACCGTCCAGCCTGTTCAAGCTCGTGGCGGGCAGCGGCCGGTGAGCCTGCTGACCGAAATGGTGGATGTCAGCAGCATCGATACCCCAAAGCAGTTCGCGGCACTCACGATGGCGCTACTCGCCCCGATCTGCGGATCGGTCGCGGTGGCCTGGGCCACGGCCACGTTCGCGCACCGCAAGAAGCTGGGCGCTATCGCCGCCGATACCGGAGCCATCCGTGAGCAGACCGAGAACGACCATGAGACCAACATGCGGGTTGATCTCGACGAAATTCTCAAGGGGATCAAGCGAATCGAGGAACAACAGGGCCAGCAGGCCCGCGACATCGGAGGCCTGCGCGAGGAAATGCGTACCGAACGCACCGAGCGCGGGAGGGCAGACCAGCACATCCGAGAGCTGATCGAGCGCTGGCCGCATTGATTGCAGCCCAACGAAATAGCGCCCCTCACCCCGACCCGGTGAGGGGCGCTATTCGTCGTTAGGGCTAACTTCCTTGGTTGGCTGCGCGTTCAAGTCGGCCGACGCATTCGCCGACCACTGCACTGAAATCGGACCAGTCGGTCGCGATGTTGCGACCGTCCCTCAGCATCGAGTGACGCCGGGCATCAGAGGTGAGCGAATACACCACACCGTTGTGAAGTACCCACGTGTCCTGGCTGGAGACCTTTAGATCTCCCCGAAAGATGTTGCCGCCCACGAAAGTCTCGGCGTGCGTTCCGTCGACCGACTGAGCGTGCGCAAGATGCTCACCGTTGGTGAACTGCGCATCGATGATGTCAACGATTCGCGCAGGGGCCTCTTTGCATACCGCGCCCTGCGCGGGGATGTGCGTTGGGGTCGCAGCTGTGCCGGACGGCCGGCTTGGCATCACCACCCGAGAAGTCGGGTTATCGGGGATTCCCGAGGGCTCACTCGACTTGCCCGCGACGCCCACCGTGCATGCGATCACGAGCGCGAATACTCCGATGAATCCGCCCAGGAATGCCAACAGTGCTTTCCATCGGGCTCCCCCCTTGCTTGCCAT